ACCCATCGTGCAGTATCGAAAGGGCAGTACATTGATCCTGATGAGATGATCTCTCTGTCATCAAGCATTGACAAGCTGGATCAGTTACGCTCTGAAGTGTGTCGGATACCGCTTAAACGTACAAATAGTGGTAAAATACAGATTATGAGCAAGATTGAGATGGCAAAGAAGCCATACGAGATACCGTCACCTAACATGGGTGATGCACTAATGATGTCAATGTACCGACCTAAGCCTAAGCTGGAGAAGGTCGCAACGATTAAATTTAAAGGGTGGTCATGATGGCTAAATACACAGAGACTGATTACCAGATTGACTTTGATAGTCATCAGACAGTCCTGAATCTACTCTCTGCCGCACAGGAGGCTGATCACGATAACCGCGAGAAGGCGCGTGAGGCCAACCTGTTCTGCGATAAGCGTGACGGCCAGTGGGAACCCTACTGGTGGACGAACAATGTCGGCAAGCCCCGTTATACGTTTGACATGGTCAACCCTATTGTTGATCAGGTGACTGCTGAGATTGAGCAGGCAGACTTTGACATCAAGGTCAGCCCAATGTCTGGCCCAGCATCCAAAGAAACGGCAATGGTCATCGATGGCTTGGTTAGAAACATTGAGGCCATGAGTCGAGCCAAGGACATCTACATCAACGCTGGTCGCGGCATGGCAACGGCTGGCTACGATGGCTGGATGGTGTCGCACAAGTACACTGACCCACAGTCGTTTGACCAAGACCTAGTGATTGAGCCGGTGGCTAACTTCATTGATCGCGTATGGTTTGACCCTGCTGCCTACCTGCAAGACAAGTCTGACGCTCAGTATGCTTTCCTGCTTCATGCTATGTCAGTTCAGGAATACATGAAGAGATACCCAGAAGGCTCTCAGGCATCCGTCTCAATCGACAGAGAGGGTGAGGCATACTACGACAAGGCTGAGGTCATCGTTGTAGGGCAGCTCTTCTACGTTGAGCAGCAGGCATGTGAACTTGTGCTAATGAGCAATGGCGCTGTCTACTCTATTGACGATGACTATGAAAAGGTCAAGGACGAGCTAACGGCACTGGGCATCGAAGAAGTCAGGCGGCGTGAGGCATACAAGACTGTTGTCTGCTCACACTTCTTTGATCAGACCGACTGGTTGGAAGAGAAAGAAGAAACCATATTTGATCGCATTCCGATCATCCCTGTTTACGGTAACTATAAGATCGTTGAAAACAAAACGATCTATTGGGGCGTGGTTGAGAAGCTACTTGATCCACAGCGTGTGTTGAACTACAGCCTATCAAGAGAGATTGAGGAAGGCGCATTAGCTCCAAGAGCCAAATACTGGATGACGCTTACTCAGGCTGCTGGGCATGAAGACACACTGGCTACGCTGAACACCAACTCTGATCCAGTGCAGTTCTACAACAACGATCCAGAGATGCCAGGCGCACCACAGCAGCAGGGGGGCGCACAAGTTAACCCAGGGCTAAGAACCATCTCCGAGTCAATGCGCCAGATCATTGGTCAGACTGCTGGCATGTTCGCAGCAAACATGGGAGATAACCCTGGCTTACAATCAGGTGTGGCAATTGAGCGTCTTCAGAGCAAGGGCGACAACGGCACAATCAAATACTTCAGGGCGCTTGAGTCTGCGATTGCGGCCACTGGTGACCTGTTGGTCAAGGCAATACCGAAAGTGTATGACGCGCAGAGAACGGTCAGACTGCTCTATGAGGATGGCTCAACAGAAATGCAGGTTCTCAACGAGCCAGTCATTGATAACCAGACAGGTGAGATCATTACCCTGAACGATCTTACAAAGGGTCAATATAGTGTTACCTGTCGAGCTGGCGCATCGTTCCGCAACCGTCAGCAGGAAACCATTGAGACAATCATTGAGATTGCCAAGGTTGATCCGTCAATTATCGGCATGGCTGGCGACATCCTGCTCAACGCCATCCCAACCAGCGCAGCTACCCAGATCGGTGAGCGTAAGCGTCTCCAGATGATGTCACAGGGTCTAATACCGCAGTCACAGATGACTGAGCAAGAGATCGCACAGCTACAGCAGAGCGCACAGGGTCAGGAGCAGCAACAAGACCCAGCAATGGTACTGGCACAGGCTGAGATGGCTAAGGCGCAAGCAGAGCAGATGAGGGCGCAGGTTGAGGTTCAAAGGCTGCAACTGGAAACCGCCAAGATTCAACTTGAGGCGCAGAAAATGCAACTCAGCAATCAGGCTGATCAGGCCGCACTGCAACTGGAAACATTCAACGCACAGACCCAGCGCATGAACACCCAGATCAAAGCTCAACAGGCTGGAGCTAGTATTGAGAAGGATACAGTCGATACTCAAGGCAAACAGATCGACAACCAGTTGAAGATCGTCAGCGCACTCAATCCGTTTAGGAGATAACAAGTGAACCCACTAGAAGGCATGACCATTATTATCGAGCAGGAAGAGCCATTCACTGCTAAGACCAACAGGGCTAATCGAGCTAACGTGATTGAGAACTGGAAATTTGGCCCAGAGGAAACAATCAGCGACAACACTGACTATTACCGCATGATGGCTAGGGCGTGGAGCGTAAAGCCAGCCGAGGCTCGAAGGCAGATGTGTGGCAACTGCGAATACTTCAACAACTCCCCTGAGAAACTGGAGATGATGGAAGTAGTGCCAGAAGATGAGTATGACGCGGACGGCGGTGGTCGAGGCTACTGCACTAAGTTCGAGTTCGTCTGCCACAACCTGCGAGTGTGTCAGGCTTGGGAAGCAAAAGAAGAGGATGAGGAGTATTAATCATGGCCGAGTCAGCACTACGCAGATTGTTACCAAGCGCAAGGGATCGCATCCTTTCACAGCAGGGTCAGATGCCTACTGCCCCAGTACCGCAGGAAACATTCAGAGGCCAAGCGTTCAACACCATGTATGACATGTTTGGCGGCAGCAGTGAAGACCCAGCCAGGCGAGCGCAAGCAACAAGACGCGCTGAATCGGTAATGGGTGCAGGCAGGTTTGCTGCTGACTTTACGCCGATTGTCAGTGATGCCATAGCTATTGACGAGGTGAGAGATGCTTACCGGCAGGGTAACTACGGCACTGCTGCGATACTTGGCGGGGCGACTATGCTGGGTATGCTGCCGGTGGCGGGTGATGCTGCAAGTCGAGCTGTAAGGCTTAGACAAGTTGGCTCGGGGCCAATACCGAGGGTAACCAGAGATTCAGCAATACTCGCTAGAGTTGGTGACGCAGATTCTGTTAACTCAATGGAAGTCGAATTTAGCAATCCAACCCTTTCACAAGTGCCAATTGCAAGAGCTGAGGATTTAATTGATCGAGGATATTACACGGGAATTACAGACACCAGTCGATCAGGATTAGATGTTGTGAATTCAGTTAATAAAGTGCCAATAAACTCTGTGATGAGGGGCGGCACTTTTTGGGGATTTCAAGACGAGCAGGTAGGCAAAGGCCATGCGTTTTCTTCTGCTGAGACTGCGGTTGCAGGGCAGCTTAACAGGGCAGAGCTTGCGCTTGAAAAAAGTCCAAGAAAGGATGGCGCTGTGTTCGTTCCTCATGGAATGATTCCTGGCTCTAGTTCTGACTTTGCAACGCAATCAGCAGATATTGCTGTTCCTTACGCACAGCAGGTATTAAGCCGCGCAGACAAGGAAGCCTTAGACCTCAGAATTAGGTCTGGGAAAGGTAAGAAATACGAGCCAATACCAAATTGGCCTGGTATAGATAATGCCAATCCGCAATACCTACAGTCTATCGGCGGCAGACGCAAAGATGTCTTATATGCGCTCGATGAATTTAGAGATGCTGGCGCATTGAGCTTGTCTCAGGTCAGGGCAATCGTTACTGATCCGCAACAAATGGATGCGCCTTGGGGAGCAGTCAACTCGTTTTACCTAATGAATCCTGATTTTTACGCTAAAGGAAATAAGGCATTTGGAGAGAGTTCTCACCCTGCATATGCTGCGGCAAAATTTGGACGACCTCTTGGCGCATCATCTGAGGGGTTTGACATACTAAATTTAAACCCTTCAATTGGGACAAGGCAAGCTGGAGAGGTCAACTTTTACGATGAAATGTCTAGCAGAGCAGATATTGCAAAGCAGAATTTAAACGCTGCAATTCTGTCTGGGGATACCAGAAGGATAGGTGCGGCTCGAAGCGCTTTACAAGGCTATGATTTTGGCAACTTTGGGGCTGGCGGTGGCGCAGGATCATCAATCCAAGCAACACTCAAGGCTGGAGGGCAAGGAGTGTTTACAAGGGATATTATTGATGAGATGGTGCGTCAAGCGCTAATCGTGCCTTAATTATGCGCTCTTGGGCTTTTCCAGTGACACCTTCAATATCTAGATGTGCGCGGATAGTGCCAACATCCCATGATGATGGGTCAGCAGTGATAACATCAACCCACAGCGAGTGGTCAGTAATAGGTCTGTC